CAAAGTTCAGTGTTTGCAGAAGGTTGGATATTTTACGGATGCCAATATTGCAGATATAAAAATGAATGCGAAAAGTGCTTTGAAAATGAAAATGGAAAAATGCATTATGACGTGATCATGAAAAAACTACAACAGATTACTGGCTTGGATATGGGATTGAATGCAAGTAATCTGTCAGAGAAATTTCAACGTGATCTTAACCAGGAAAGAAGGTGAAGTATTGACAGAACAAGAGATCAGGGACATGGGAGTCCGATGTGCATTAAGACATATGGATTCTCTGAGAATACAGGCAGCAGAAAAAAGAATGGCAGAATTTATAGAACCATGCGAGAATTGTCCAGAACTAGAAACTTGTGGAGCTGATTGGTCAAAGACTACAAGACTAAATAGAGAAGAATCTGGATACATCAAAAAAGCACCGAATAAATCGGTGCCATAAATAGTACTTAAGCGGACTGGAAAAGTGGACAATTTCTTTTTCCATAAGTACATTCAGAGATTTTAGGACATGAAAAATCCATTTTTTTATAATGTTTGTTTAATGTTTGTGTCTTATGAATTCTTTGACACAAAATGGAAATTTCCATTTCTGAATTAGTGTAAGGACAGACTGCTTTAAAATGTTTTGTTTTTAATTCACACATAATGAACCTCCTTCCGTAATTACTTGGGTGTGACAGCACCCTGTAAATTAATTATACGGAAAAGGATGTAATTAAACAAGATAACGAACAGCAGGAAAGAAAGGTGAAAGGAAATAGAAAAAACAGAACTAACAGAAAAGGACATTTATTGCATTGCAAGAATCATTCAAAGTTCAGTGTTTGCAGAAGGTTGGATATTTTACGGATGCCAATATTGCAGATATAAAAATGAATGCGAAAAGTCTTTTGAAAATGAAAATGGAAAAATGAATTATGACGTGATCATGAAAAAACTCCAACAGATTACTGGCTTGGATATGGGATTGAACGCAAGCAATCTACCGGAGAAATTTCAACGTGATCTTAACCAGGAAAGAAGGTGAAGTATTGACAGAGCAAGAGATCAGGGACATAGGAATCAGATGTGCATTAAGGCATATGGATTCTCTAAGAATGCAGGCGAAGGAAGAGAAAAAAGCAGATTTTACAGAACCATGCAAGAACTGTCCAGATATAGAATCATGCAACTGTGATTGCAGTACAACGACAAAAAAGATTGCAGACGAAGCAGGATATAACACCGATTTAGTAGGTGGAACAATAAATCTATATCGAATGAAAAGCATGGAAGTTATTGTGAATGAAAATGAAAAAGGAATGTCATTAGACATTAAAACAAAATGTCCGGTAAAACTAAGAGAACCAGGACGATTAATAAGAGGCATATATAAAGCTCGTTTAAAAGTAGCTAAAAAAATTATACGCAAAGAAAAGGAGAAGGCAAAAAAAGAAAATAAAGAAGAAGAGTTTAAAAATAAAGTGCAGCAAATTATAAACATAATGAATGTATGTGGGAATTTGGTGTTGGTACAGGATGAAAAAGAAATTTTAAGACTTATAACTTGTGGAGATATTGGACTCGCAGAAGAACTCTTTGAGAATATAAAAAAAGAACTCTCCGAAGTAATAACGGAGAGTTAAGGAATTATAAAAGATTTTTGATGTTCTCAAGAATTTCTATAGCTTGAGAAAGTATAACATTACTCTTCTTTAAAAGTTGTTCTAAAAATGTCAAAGCTGCAAGAATTGTTAAGGCATCTTGTTTTATGACTACAGAAAGTTTAATGCAAAGATCTTTTATTTTATCAAATATGGCTTGAGGAACGAGCTGATTAGACTGTTTTACAGTAAGACTTGCTTTGAGTTCAGCAATCTCTAAATCAATATGATTGCATTTAGACAGCCGATCATGCGTGAAATTAGATAACTCTTTATGTGTTGCCAAAATAGTGTTCTCCTTCCTTATTTACTTGGACGTGGCAGTGTCCTGTAAGTTCATTATAGGAAGAAAGATGTAAATAAACAAGGAGAATACTGTTTTGGCAACACAGGAAAAAGTAAATAGCAAATAAGGCAGCAGATGGATTGACACTCCGTCCGATCAAAATGCAGGCATTTGACATTGCCTGACTGCGATCCAAAGAAATCCTTAACTCCGTACACCACGCGGAGAACTCCCCTTAAAAATAATCATTATTATGTGAATAAATCGGGCGGAGTGTCAATCCATTTGCAACACAAAAGAAAGAAGGTGGAAATATGACAGAGAAAAGAAAAGAGATGTTTGAAAGAACAGTGGAGAACCTTAAGAAACTGGACAAGGAATCCTTGGCAATCGTAAAGGCAAGCATCGAGATTTTGGCTGCACGTCAGCAGATGGATGAGAACACTCCAACGAATGCTGCATAACAGACAAGCAGATACAAATAGACTGAGAAGAGAGGAGGGAACGCTATGGAAGAATATAAGGTAAGACGATTCGTAAATGACAAAGAAGTAAGAGAACTGACACCAGAACAGAAAAAGATGATGGCAGTGACAGTGATCAGAGCCATCGGAGCAAAAGAAAAGAAAACAGCCCGGTGAGATTCCGGGCAGGAAGGACAAGCATAAAATGGGACCAATGCAAATGAAATTATTAAACGAGATAGAGAAGTCAATGAGATTGAAGGAAAATGGAATGAATATAGCATCGGTGGTAACGCTGCAGGAAGCATGTGTAGAAGCAGCAAGAGATGTAAACGAGTACATATCTCCGTTATGTGACGCAACAGTACACATTACGATTGGAGTATTAAGATATGTTGCAGATCTCCTGGAAGAGGAGGGGGGGCTAGATGAATCAGGAAAAGAAATGGCAAAAAAAGTGCAAGAAGCCCTACATAGCTCAACGACAGTAGAAGCATACAAGTATAAAGAGGAGAAAAAATAGTGATGAGTGAAAATAAAAAAGGCCCAGGAAGTAGCCTAGCTAACTCCCAAGGCACAAATAAAAGTTCAAACAAATTATATCATGAAAGAAACGAAGAAAGCAAGATGAATATCAGTACAGCTGTGAGCGTGCTGAAAAATAATCTCGAAAGATATGATGAGCAAATGAAGATGCACGGAATAATGGGAGGAGATTTATTGGGTGAAAATCCGACAATCTCTGCAATGAGAAAAGCAGTTGAAATACTGGAAAACATTAAAATAGTATATCAAAAAACTGTGATTCCAAATGAATTATATAGAGATGGAAACATTGAGCACATAAAGAAAGGCTCTGCTATAGGAATGGCAGATGAGCTGATTAATTATATAGAGTTTAAAGATAGGCATATCTTTGAGCTTGATCAAAAAGAAATCGTAGGAAAATTGATGATTGTAGATATGCGTAAAGGAGCAAAAAATGAGTGATAAGACAGGGAAAATGATTCTGATCAAGGATGGAGTAAATATCGACATCTTTGATGATAAAAATATGAGTGATCGAGTGTTGATGTTTGATTATCCAGAAGGAACGAACATGGAGCAGCTGCATGAGTTTTATAAGCTAATAGGAAAAGAATGTGAGATTGTAGAAGCTGTGCATCCAAAGAGACTATACACACTAACAGAAGAACAGTATCCAGTGCTAATGCTTGTAGATGAAGAGTATTTGTATCATAAAACAGCGCAGGTCAATCCGATTGCTTCATATCTGTACGGAACAGATGTTCATGGACATCCAATCAATGGGAACGTTCTGATTATTGGAACGAAAGAAGGGTTAGACGGAATGGAATTCTGTGGAATGAATGAAGAGCAAGCCGTAGAATTACGTGAACGACTAATAACAATTAGACAGCATTTAGAATAAGGAGATCAAGATGAGATTGACGATGAGAAATCATAAATCTTATACATACAGAGCTTCCTTGATTCGCGTGGATAATAACTGCGCGATCGGGGACATTGTGGACAAGCTTGGTAAATATGAGGACATATGTGATGATCCGGAGAGATTGAAAGAAATAGTAAAAGAAAAAAGCATCCCGGAACAGTAAACTGGGATGCTTTTTTCAATGCCATATTGTGGATTAAAAACCACAAATATAGTATAGCAAATTAAAAACGAAAAAGCAAGGAAATAAGCGGTTCGAATCCGCTTTTAAGACTCGATAAAAGTATTAAGTTTGAGTAAATACTAATAGATTAAACGAACAGTACAAAGAGGAGAGACAAGATGCCATATTGGATTAGAAGAGTGTACGCAGGCAAGACAGTAGAGATAAAGAAATACTACAGCCGAAAGCATAAACCAAAAGAGAAGAGAGCCAAAACTGGAGAACCAAGTAGACTAGAACAGGAGAATGTAAATATCAGAAGACAAACAGAACAGCTAAGATGGAAATTAAACTGTAACTTCCAAGGTGGAGATATGTTCATCACATTTTCATACAGAAAAGACGAAAGACCAGACACATACAAAGAGATGTTAAAGCAGAAGGATAAACTGATCAGAGATCTAAGAAAACAGTATAAAAAGATTGGAAAAGAATTTAAGTATGTATATGTGTTGGAAACAGGAGACAAAGGCGCAAGGCACATACACATGGTGATTGAAAGCATTGATACAAAAGCAATAAAAAAATGCTGGGATCGTGGACGAATTCACATCAAGCTTCTTGACGACACAGGGCAATATGGGAAACTAGCATCCTATCTGGTGAAAGAAAAAGGACGTAAAAAAATGGAGAAATACGGGGGTAAGACATACTCCCCATCTAGGAATTTAAAACAACCACACATCGAGAAAGATGTGATCTGGGAATGTGATTTCTTCAGAGAGGATGCAAAAAGTCCAAAAGGATACTACATAGACAAACGACACGATGAAAACAATGGCGGAGTACGAAAAGGAAGTACAGAAAGAGGATATAAATTTGTAGAGTACATTTTAGTTCAAAATGGATACAGATCCTGGAACATAGACGATGGAGGGTAAAGATGAGCAGAGCAAGAAGACAACAGTACATGCTAAGAACAGAAGCAAGCGAGCAAGAAGCAGTGATCACAATTTGTAAGTTTATGGAGAATCGTTATCCAGAATTGAAACTACTACATCATTGCCCAAACGGAGGGAAACGTGATCGCGTAAGTGCAGCAGTCATGAAACGACAGGGAGTAAAGGCAGGAGTGCCAGATCTGCACCTTCCAGTGCCAAAAGGACAGTATGCAAGTTTGTACATCGAAATGAAGTACGGAGATGGGAGGCTTCAAAAGGAACAGAAAGAATTCTTAAAACAGACAGCAGATTATGGAAACTTCGTTGCTGTCTGCTACAGCCAAGAGATCGCGCTAAAAGTGATCGAAGATTATGTAACACTAAAAACAGGAGAGATAATGCCGATTGAGAACAACCAGGTGTTGAAAAGATGGGAGGAAAAGAAATGGCAAAAGTAATAAAGATGGTCGCAGCGTTTGACTATCCGAATACAATGGAAAAAGTATTGCCGATAGAAGAGATTGTAGAAAGAATAACCGAAAAAGGTTACAAAGTAGAAATCGGCAAAATAGACATGATGCTTATGCAAACTGAAGGAAAACGTATTAAAGTTTACGAAGAAACTGAATTGTAGAAAACAGAGGAGAAACAAAATGGAAGCAAGAAAATGTGATGTGTGTGGAGGATTCTTTTTGCCATATATAGCATCAAATAAGATTGGCGGTAAAAGTGATTCATATAACGAGATAATAGTAAAAGAAAAAAGGATGGGATTAAAAAACGCAAATAGATATAAAGAATATGACGTCTGCGGAAAATGCAGCAAAGAATTAAATAAATGGTTAAAAGGAAACAAAGAAAACTAAGATAACAAATAAATAGCCATATTAGGAGGAAAAATCATGAAAGTAGTTGGAGTTGGAAACTTAAAAGGTGGAGTCGGAAAAACAACGACATCAACATCTCTGGCGTATCTGTTAGGAAGATATGGGAAGAAGGTGCTGATGGTAGATGCAGATGCACAAGGAAATGCTTCAGGAACTATGGGGGTATATGATCCGAACGAAAAAGGACTTGCCGGAATATTACTGGAGCAGCAAAGTACAGAAGAAACGATCAGACGCACAAGATATGAGAATGTGGATATTATCCCGGCAAACATGTGGCTGATGCAGGCAAACGCTCAACTGCTCTATAGTATGGAAAACCAGATAGATCGCATTGAAAAAATGCTGAATGATGAATGTATCAACAACAAATATGATTATGTGATCTGTGATTGTGGATTGTTGCTTGATGTAACAGTGCTAAATGTGGTTAAAGCATCGGATTTGTTAATAATTCCGGTCAAAGCAGGAGGTTATGGAATTGATGCGGTTGAAAACATGATTGAGCAGACAAAAGGAATTCATGAAGGGCAGCAGGTCAAGGTCTTAATGACGATGAAAACTGGGAATATAACAAACAAAGATACAGCACAGTGGCTAAGAGATACATATAAAGACAAGATGTTCAAAACAGAAATTAGAAGATCAGTTGTTGCAGAAAAAGCAGAAACAGCAAAAAGACCACTTCCAGAAATGTCAAGAGGAAGCAATGCAGCGAAAGATTACAACAACGTGATCAGAGAAATTATGACAGACGAAGAATGGAATGCAGCACAAGCGTATATCGAATCAAAGCGAAGAAACAAGAAGACTGGAAGATTCCAGAAAGTAGACTAGGAAAGGAGGGAAAAGACATGGCAGGATTTAACGTAATGGACATGCTTAATAAGACAAGCAAAGAAGGAATCGAAGAGAAGCCAAAGGCACGATTCAGAACAAAAGACATAGATATCTATAACATTTACGCAAACGAAGACAACATAAGTGATCAGATCGGCATCGATGAAAAGGCAGCAGAGATCAAACTTCTTGGACTGCTACAGCCATTAGAAGTTATGTATGAGCCTAACCAGAGCGGAGAAGAATACAAGCTGATCGGTGGCGAACGAAGATGGAGAGCATTAAAGAAACTGGTAGAGGAAGAAGATCTCCAGGAATTTAGGGAAGCAACATGCCAGATCAGAAAGCCACGAAGCAAAAATGAAGAGATCATAGAGCTATGCATCTCCAACAGTTACAGAAAAGCAACACCAGAAAAAGAACTGGAAAGAATCAAATTATTGACGGATGCACTGAAAGATGCAAAGGCAGCAGGAGAGAAGATAATGGGCTACGATCTAGAATCTGGAAGACTGAGAGACATAGCAGCAAAGATTCTTGGAAAAAAACCGACACAGATCGCAAATGCAATGAGCATCAACAATAATTTGATTCCAGAGCTGAGAAAACTGTTAGAAAAACAGGAAATTAGTTTTTCTGTAGCTGTAGAGATCGCAGGACTGGAAGAAGATGAACAGGAAGAAATATACAGTTGGTATCCGGACGAGATCATAACTGTCAAGAAGATAAGAGAGTACAAACAACGCATCCTGGAAGAACAACGAGAAGCAGAACTAAAGGAATCAAGGCAGGAAGCAGAAGCGGACGAAACCGAAGAAGAGGAAGAAACAGAAATTGAGGGCCAGATGAATCTGGAAAGAGATTTTCCAGAGTATTGTCCGGAACAAAACGAATTAGAAAAACAGGCATTAGAAGCATTTGCAGAGAGAATTCAAAGACAAGTTCGTAGTGAAGGAATAAAGAATTTATCAGAATTAAAAGAATACATGAAGACTTGGTATAAACACTCTGGCGGAACGTTATGTGGATCAAATGGGTTCGACGGGTGGTATAGCTGTGAAAAAGGTCATATAAAACTATGCAAAAATAACTTCGAGGAAATTGTTAAAAAGACAGTTAACAAAATGGCAGATGTGATCAGCGAAATGATTCAATTCGATGTTGATGCAGCGGAAGAACAAAAGACGGAACGTGTGGAGATTCCGCAAACAAACAAAGTAGAAGTGCCAGAAATCAGATCAGATGAGCGAAGACACCGCTTAAAACTTGCAAGCATGTTTTTCGATGCAGTAGACACAGGAAAGAAATCGTTTGAGCTACGAAAAAATGATAGAAACTATAAGATCGGGGACATCATAGAACTGCACGAAATGAATGACGGAGAAGAGACAGGAAGAGTAACAGAAAAGCAAGTGATCTATGTCCTGGAAGGATTTAAAGGACTGGAAGAAGGCTACTGCATTTTAGGATTGGATGAAAAGGAGAGATAAACATGGATATAAGAGATAAAGATCAGATAGATGCAATTAAAGACCGCGAAGAATATAGTATCTGCGAGTATGGGACACATGTATTGATTTATAACGGAACATATGGAGTGTATGTTCCGGAGGAAATATTGATGCTAAATCCAAAGCGATATGAAAAAAATGAGGACCTGGCAAAACTGAATCCATATGACGTAGTAGATGAAACAAGAAGTGCCACGATCATAAAGGAATCAATCACATTTAGTGGAGAGATCGCAAATGCTGTAATTGACTTCGGAAGAGAAAAAACGTGGATATGGCAGAGTGCGATAAAGAAATTCGGAAAGAGACGTATGTACGGAGTCGCAGATGTGCATATGGAAGGAGAAGAGAAAAAGATAGTCGTGGTAATGGATGCAGAAGGAAATGCAATCGGGATCATTAAGACGATGGCAGATATAGAAGCACAGAAGAATGATACATACACGATTTAGGAGGTTGCATGAACAAAGTAATACTAATGGGCAGATTAACCAGGAAGCCTGAGATAAGCTGGAACGAGGAAGATCTATGTATAGCAAGGTTCACACTTGCAGTAGATCGCAGATTTAAGCGAGAAGGGCAGCAGGACGCAGATTTTATCGGATGTGTTGCATTTGGAAAAAACGCAGAATTTGCAGATAAGTATTTGAATCAAGGAACTAAGATCGCACTGGAAGGGAGAATCCAGACAGGAAGCTACATAAAAACGGACGGAACAAAAGTATACACGACAGAGATTGTGGCGGAGAACATGGAATTTGCAGAAAGGAAGGAACGATGATCGAAGGGATAAAGAAGATAAGAGAAGCGCTTAGAAAGATAACAGCAGGACTCAGAAAAGATGGAACGATCAATGCGCGTCCAGGATATGAAAGCTATATAAAAGAGAAACTGAAAGAAAAAGAGGAAGTGCCAGGAAAAGCAATAATGTTTGTAGATGGAGAAAAAAATGCAGAATTAACGCAAATTAAAAAGGCTGCACTGAAGACGGGAGAAGCAGAGAATGTTTGGGCCGTGTGTGGAATTAGAGGGAAAATACATCCGAAAGTAGTTGAAATTAAATTATGTGCAAACAGAAAGCAAAAGAGAAAACTGCATAACAAGGGGAATAACAAAAGAAAAATGAATGGACAACCACTAAAAAGATTTATAGCAAAGCAAAAGGTCCGAAAAAGAAAGGTGTCCGAATCGGACACAATGAAATAATGCACTACTGGTGGGAACCAGTTGCAATATACCACAAGCAACTATTAACAAACGCATAAGAAACAAAAAGTCATGTATAAGCCATGAGATCTATTAGCCTACTGCCGGGAAAAGGCAGCAGGCGGAAAGGAGAACAGACAGCTTAGTTCTTTACCTGATTAAGATTCTTTTAGTAACTATTAACAACGAGCCAATCACAAACATATTTTTTCAGATTCTATTATGATGTAACTTTTAACGATATACCAGATTTAGTTTTTACAATTATTTTTTTAATACAAAACCTAAAAAGAAAGAATCACAATGAATTATATGATCAGGCAAAAAGAAACAGAACAGTGATCACGAATAATACATTGGTTCAGGCAAAGAACTAAGCTGTCTGAAACGAAACTATGCAATACACAGAAGATTTTAAACGAGGAATCGTAAGAACATTATTAGCGTCAGGGATGACAAGGAAGGAATTTGCCGCGAAAACAAAAATAACAGTACAAGCGTTAAGAAAATGGGTAAAACAATACAAAGACGAAGAAATAAAAAATGTAGATCATAACAATCGCAGCAAATACAGCGAAGAATACAAAAAAAGTATTGTATCGAAAATGCTGTTTGATGGGATCACATATGAAACAATGTCAAAGAAAACAGGAATCAGTAGTCAATTACTAGAGTATTGGGACAACAAATATCGATATATATTGATCGATGAATTTGAAAAAAGGATGGCAAATAGAAGGAAAAAGAAAGTTAAGAAAGAAGCAAGATGGCATAGATACGGAGCAGGTGCTGGAAGGTATGAATAGGAGAAGAAAATGAAGATAAACGAATATATAAAAGCGTTTTATGAAAAAAAATGATGATATCCGTTCGCTACCATGGATTATATGCAAAGATGGATTCAGGATGAGCGTACAAGTTGGCCGTGGAATGAATAGCATCCCAAAGCATATTATTAGCGACGAAGAATGGGAAAACGGAAAAAGATATGTATGTGTAGAATGCGGAGTGCTAAATGCAGAGGAAGAAGCTCTAAAACCATATGCAGAAGATTCGGAAAATTTATTGGAAACAATATATGCATACGTACCAGCAAACCTGGTTGATGTAATTATAAAAATACATGGAGGAATGATGAATGAGGAGGTAGAAAATAATGGCAACAATTAGAAACAGACTAGGAAAAATCAATATGTTTACACAAGGGCGAGATTTTGACATACCTAAATACCTTGCAGAAAAAGGATTGGATGTAAATGTAGAATATGTGCCAAACGGAATGGATAACGGAATGCTAGCAATTGAAGTATTCGAAACAAAAGAAATAAAAAAAGAAAATGATAACGAAAAAAGAATGGAAAGAAAATGGTAGAGCTTATTATTGGAATAATTATCGGGATGATATTAGGTGCAACAGCGATGTCACTTTGCGCAGCAGCAAAAGAGAGGGATAAACGATGACAAAGGAATTACAAAATACTAAAAAACTTACAGAGGATACAAAAGAAGAACACGAGAAAAGCAAAACGATAACTGACATACTAGAAGAAATAAAGCAGGAGATGTGCGATGAATATTGCAAATATCCAACGCTTGTAGATGACAGAGAAGATTTATTTGCGGATGACAGTCCTTGTATGAAGTGCCCGTTAACTAGATTATAGGAGAAAATGATAATTGAAAGAGATAATTGAAAGAGACGAAGAAAAAAATACATGTTTGGTTGTACGATGTGAAAATTGCGGAAGATTGCATGTATATAAAAGAAAAAGAAAAGATGGAGAAGGATGTTTGTGTTGCGGTGGCGGACCAATGCGAATGTTGGGGAATGCAATCGTACATGAAAACAAGACATCAGATGTGAAAGTTAGGGTATCTGTAGAGCGTGAAGAACTAGATAAGTTTATAAAGGATATGGATAGAGTTAATCGGTTGGCGGATGAAACCTATGACAAGATAAGAAAAATGAGCAAAATTAAAATTGAATGTTAGGAGACAAAATGAACGACTTATTAATTAAAGCACTTATTACAGTAATGATAATAGATGCAGGAATGCACTTTTATTATGATTACAAAAAGAATACATACCAAAGCCTAAAGTTTTTGATACTAACGGTATTAATGGCAGTTTCGGTTGGAGCAGCATTAACAAAACAAGAAACAGATAACGTGCAGCAACGAATGAAAATAATAGAACAAAAAATAGAAATGCAAGAAGAAGGAAAGGAGCCAGAAGAGGATGGAACAATTCATGAAATGCGCGTGCATGGTGATGCTGATAATAGACATAATAAAGGACATAAAGAGCAAATTAAAGTATATAAAGAAAGAGGAATAAATGTTAATGACGATAGGGCTAGAGATGAGAAAAGATGTGTTGGAATGCTTTTTAAAACATGGAATATGGGTGGAAATCACTTTGTTTGGTGGAATTGAGGTGGAAGGATATCTGCGAAAAGCAAGTGCAGAAGAATTAAAAGATTATCAACGCTATTATTTGGCATTCGAAGAATGTGAAAAATATTATTATGTAACATATAAAAAAAGTGGAAAACCAGATAAAGAGTTATATTTTGACGAAAGAAGTGTACTGAGTATAACTTGGGCAGGAAAACCATTCGAGAAAATCATAGATGGAGAAAAAAGATGGGATATAGAGATTGTCCGTGCTTGAAATGCGACCACGGCGGAGAAAGAGAAAAGAGAATTGAATGCAGGAGAAAATGCACAGAATTTGTTGCTTGGAAACTAAGCATGCAGGCGGTAAGACAAAAGAAGAAAGAAGACAAGAATAAATTTTATTCGGAAACGAAACTAAAATGCTACAGAAGAAAAGCGATGAAACAAAAAACTGGACGGAAAAGGTAGCAGATCGTCGACTGGAGGAGATAGGATGCAGAATATAAGACCGGTATCAGAAAAGAAATGGGACATAAGCAATCACGCGTTTTATCAAGCGTATCATTTTGCAATGAGATACAAAGAATTTAAGGACATTCTTAGATACAAAACAAATACTGTAGGAAGTCCTAAGTTTGGAGATACGACAGGATCTGGAGTAACAAAGAGTGCAACAGAGGAATTGGCAATCAAAAGAGCATGGGCAAAGAAGAACTACAAGATGATAGAAGAGTCAGCGAAGAAAGCAGATCAGCAACTGTACAAGTACATACTCAAAGCAGTAACAGAAGAAGGGATAACATACAAGTACCTGAAAACGGTGATGAATATACCAGCTGGAAGGAACTACTTCTACGAAAAGAGGAGAAAGTTCTACTACATCTTATCAAAGAAATTAGACAATTAAGAAGGGAGAAGAATATGAACGAAGATATGAAGATTGGAGCTAAAATTGCTCTAGAAGGAGTAAAAGAAGAATTAATAAAAGTAAGAGCAGAATTGAAAAGAAAGGGGTATGACAATAGAAGAGGATTTACGACAATCGAAGCATATATAGACGATTCGATAAAAGAATTAAAATGAAAAGAAATGTAAAATAAAGAAAATAAAGGGAAGAAAGGGACTCACATACAATTCAGAGTGTTATTATAGTAGCATGAATTAAAAAGGGAACGAGAATGTAAGCCATACAGCAGCAGATCTTGTTTCTTTTTTTTTATTATGGACATCTAGCTCAGTAGGTAAGAGCAGTCGGCTCATAACCGATCGGTCCGGGGTTCGAGTCCCTGGATGTCCAGTAAAAGGAAGTGATGCAATGCCAATTTACAAGCGATGCAGCAAATGTGGAAAAAGAATTCCATCCGGTACAACATGTGAATGTATTAAGCAGATCAGACGGCAGCAGAAGAAGGAACGAGATAAAGACTATGATCAGCACCGAAGGAATAAGACAAATGCTGCATTCTATAAGACAAAAGCTTGGGTACTGACAAAGGAAGATGTACTCGCGCATTACATGTACATAGATCTCTATGCATACTATCACGATGGCAAGTTCGTACCAGCAACAATGGTTCATCATATCATTCCAGTTTCAAAGGACTACACGAAGCGATTGGACAGAGACAACCTGATACCATTAAGCGACAAGAGACACGGCATAGTACATAAGCAGATGAAAGAAGGAAGAGAAGAAGAGATCATCCAACTGCTTCTTGAGTACAAAGAGAAATGGAAGAAAAAGGAAAATTCAGAGGTGGGAGGGGTGGTCAAATTGTTTTGAGCGTTCCTATAGACCGCACGCCCTAGATTTCTTTTCACAAAATTCTAAATATAAAATTTGAAAAATGAAAGGAGTGAGAAAATGCCACGCAAACGAAAACCACTTGCAACACAAAAAGGGAATCTGACAGTTGAACAACAGGAAGACAAAAAACTGGAAGAACGACTTGTGCTCACAGGCAAGGAAACCCTAGCAAAACCGCCAACTTGGCTCATTGATGCCAGGGCTAAAAATGAATTTAAAAGACTTGTAAAAGAGTTCGAAAAAATGGAAATTGATGTGATCGGTAACCTGGATGTGAACAACCTGGGGTGCTATTGTAATGCGTTTTCTTACTATATTTCAGTTACAAAACAGCTCAAAAAAGAGAATAAAGTGATTAAAAAACCGACTCAAAATGGCGAAATTTTGGTTAAAAATCCACTGTGTGATCTGCAAAAAATGTATTCAGAGGAGATGAGGAAGTTCGCATCGATGTGTGGACTCACGATAGATTCGAGACTGAAAGCGGCAACGATTGCGAGAGAAGGCATTGATAACGAGATCAATGATGAATTCGGTGACATATGACAGTAAAAAACAGGCTGATCAGGTATGCAACCGACTGTATTAGCGGAAATATAATCTCTTGCAAGAAGCATAAACAGGCATGCAGCAGATTCTTGAGAGATGTGAAAAGGGAAGAAAGTGGGGAAGCCTCTTTTTACTGGGACGACCAGGAAGCACAAAAAATTACCAAATGGTTTAGCTTACTGCGACATTCAAAAGGAGTCCTAGCAGGAAAGCCGATCAAGCTGACAGAATGGCAGCAGTTTCATTTGTGCCAATTGTATGGTTGGAGAAGAAAAGAGGATGGGTATAAGCGGTTTAAGAAAAGTTTTATAGAGGTTGCACGAAAAAACGCAAAGAGCCAGGAAGAAGCAGGCGTTGCATTGTATGAGATTTCTGTGCAGGCAACAAAAAATAAAGAAGTTTATGAATACTATACAGCAGGTGTGAAACGAGATCAGTCTAAGATCGTATTTGAAGAAGCAAAACTGATGCTGAACGGATCGCCATTGAGAAAGAAGTTTAAACTTACAAATAATGCGATCACACATGTAAAAACAGGAAGCTATATAAAAGCATTGTCAAAGGAAGATGGAAAAACTGGAGACGGAACGAACCCAGCCGGGCTGATTGTAGACGAGTACCACCAGCACAAAACAACAGAGTTTCTTGACCTTGGACTTGGATCGAATACAAAAGAATCTTTGTTGATGATCATCACAACAGCTGGAATGGATCTGACGTATCCTTGCTATACACAGGAATATGATTACTGCAGCAAGGTGTTAGATTCTAATATTGATGTTGAAAATGATACATATCTGATTGACATCATGGAAATTGACCAGGGAGATGATATTGGAGATGAAGAAAACTGGAAGAAAGCGAATCCAATCAGAATGTCATATCCGGCCGGGCGAGAAAAAATCCGTGGAGATTACGAGATCGCAAAGGTAATTCCAGAAAAAATGATAGCCTTTTTAACAAAAATGCTGAACATGTGGGTACAGCAGAAGGAAAATGGCTACATGAATATGGAAAAATGGAAGAAATGTGAAGTGAAAAAACTTCCGATCGACATCAAAGGGAAGCCAGTTTATGTTGGCTTCGATATGTCTTCCAAAATTGATTTAACGTCAGTAGCGTTTGTGATTCCGTATAGAAATGGGAAACTGGACCAGACAGGAAGAGAAATCACAGAATACATTGTATTATCTCATTCGTTTATTCCAAACCAAGAAAAACTAATGGAAAGAGTATTCAGGGATAAAGTTCCATATGATGCATGGGAGAGACAAGGATTCATAACAATAACAAATAGCGAAATCGTGGACCAAAACGTAGTAATGGATTACGTTCTTAATTTTTGCAAAGAAAATGAACTGGATATCCAGACATTATGCTTTGATCCGGCAAATGCAAGTAAGATCATGATTGATTTATCGAATGAAGGCTATATTGTTGAAGAAGTTTATCAGAGCCACAAATCCTTGAATGAAGCAACAGAGGGATTCAGGGAAGAAGTGTACATGGGAACTGTATGCTATTTGTATAATCCGGTTTTGAATTACTCAATGAGTAATGCGGTGATTAAAAAAAATAATGGACTGATCAAGATCGATAAGGATGCAACATCCAAGAAGATTGATCCAGTAGATGCGGCGCTGTGTGGCTATAAATTAGCAAGGTATCACGAATTTAACAATATCAGACAAGAAGCGTTAGATGAATTTTTAGCAAATGAATGGTAGGAAGAAAAATGGGAATAGCAGCAAACATTATAAATAAAATAACAAATTGGTTTAGGGGATCTCCAACAAAGGGAATGTCAGAAGAGGACTTTGCAGAATGGCTTGGAATTGGATACAGAAATAAGAGTGAATTGCGAGAGGTAACTTACTACACTTGCATGAAAATCTTATCGGAAACAATGGGGAAACTGCCAATTAAGGTTTATGAATGGCAAGGGAGCAAAGGAAAGGTTAGAGCAGATCCGGACGATACATCCAAACTACTAAATGAAAGACCGAATCCACATATGACACCATCTATATTCTTTGCAACAGTTGAGAACAATAGAAATCATTATGGGAATGGATATGTATGGATTCAACGAAGAATTTCCAGGTATGGAAGCGAAAACGTAGGCCTTTGGATTATGCAGTCAAATTGCGTGACACCGATCTATGATAACAAGGGAATATTTGCTGGAGAAGGCAAGATCTATTATCAATATACAGATCCGCTGGATGGAGAAATGTATGTATTTCCAGAAATGGATGTGCTGCACTTTAAAACGTCAATGACGTTAGATGGATTAACAGGAATCCCGGTACGAGATATGCTTGGAGATGTGGTAGAAGGGGCATCACAGAGCCAACAGTACATGTCGAATCTGTACAAAGGCGGAATGACTGCATCGATGGCACTACAGTATTCTGGAGAAATTGATGAATCAAGGATCAAATTATTGCAAAAGAAGTATGATAAGTATCTTTCAGGCCCGAAGAATGCCGGAAAGATTGTGCCAGTACCAGCAGGTATGCAGCTACAGCCATTAAATTACAAGCTGACAGATGCACAGTTCTTTGAACTGAAGAAATATACAGCGTTGCAAATTGCAGGAGCGTTCGGAGTCAAGCCGAATCAGATCAATGATTATGAAAAGTCGTCCTATGCAAACAGCGAAATGCAGCAGCTGTCATTCTTAGTTGATACTATGTTATTCCCTCTGAAACAGTACGAAGAGGAATTAACGTACAAATTGTACATAGGAACAGATAAAAGCTGTAAATTCAACGAAAAAGCGATCCTGAGGACAGACTCCAAGACACAGATGGAAATACTTGCTCAGGGAGTTCAAAACGGAATGCGTAAGATAAATGAAGCACGAGAACTGTTAGATCTTCCAAGAGATCCGGATGGAGACGTGCTTCTTATGAATGGAAACTTTATTCCGGTCAAAATGGCAGGAGAACAATATAAGAAAGGAGAAACGAGTGCTTGAAAGAACTAAAATTTTATAACAAAGATCGTGACGGAAACACAAAAGTTTGTGGATCTATGACGATTAAGAACCAGACAGATTCCTCAGCGGATCTGTTTTTTTATGGCGACATTGTAAGCGAAACATGGCAGAGCGAATGCTATGAAGAGGATATGGCACCGGGAGATGTGAAAGAGTTCCTTGATCAGTTAGACGGAACTGAAAATATCAACATACATATCAATTCTGGCGGCGGCTCCGTGTTTGGAGGTATCGCGATCTATAACATGCTACGTCACAACAATGCACATAAGACAGTGTACGTCGATGGATTAGCAGCAAGTATTGCATCCGTCATTATGATGGCAGGAGATGAGATCGTAATGCCTAAAAATGCAACAGTCATGATCCATAAGCCGTCGGCAAGTTATTTTTTTACAACAAAAAATGCGGATGATCTGCGAAAGGATGCAGATTCGTTGGATACTTGCCAGGAAGCGATCATGCAAACGTACATGACAAAGGCAAAGGTAGACAAAGAAGAAATCGAACAAAAAGTAAACAATGAAACATGGTTAACCGGAGAAGAGGTTGCAGAGCTATTTGATGTAAAGGTCGAAGAAGCAAACGATGCAGTCGCATGTGCTGGAAGTTCCATGTTTTTTTGTTACAAAAATGTTCCAACGAGTTTGACTGAACAGGAGGAAAATACGCAGAAAAAGGACGAGCAGAAGCCTTTAAGCAGACAAGACATAAAAGAAATTTTTAACGAATCTTTTAGCGAGTACCAAGCAAGGGAAAAAGAAAAGAAAGAACTATTAGAAAGCTTAAACCAGTATGGAGAAAGGAAACAGAATGGATAAGAGAGAAATTGCAGCAAAAATCACACAGAAGAAAGAAGAGATTAAGAATCTGATCGCTCAGGATAATTTGGAAGATGCGAAAAAAGCAAGAAAAGAAATGAAGGACCTTCAGGAAAAGTACGATCTGTTAGATGAGATGGAACAGGAAGAAGGAGAAGGTGTAAAGAACCAGGCAGCACAGGGGAAAGTAAACGAAATCAAAGGAAAGAAAAGTGTCGTATCTGCACTTGTCAATGCCTTAAGAGCTGGGTTTAAAAAGAAACCAGTTGCAAAGGAAGATATGGAAGTGCTGGATGCTATGAAAGAGGGATCTGACGAAGATGGAGGCTTAACAGTACCAGCAGATATCTCTACAACGATTAGAACACTAAGACGTTCCGAAGATGCCTTAGAAACGATTGTAAGGACAGAACACACAACAAAAGTAAAAGGAAGCAGAGTGTACGAAGTGAATGCAGATTCCATTCCATTCGATACAGTAGACGAAGAAAGCCAGTTTCCAGATGTTGCAACTCCAGTTTTAAAGAAAGTTGAGTATGTAATTAAAAAATTCGGTGGAATCTTAAAAGCTACATATGAATTGCTGGAAGATTCCGACGAGAATATTATTTCTTACTTGGAAAACTGGATCGCCAGAAAAGTAAAAGCAACAAGAAATGCACTGATTATTAAAAAATTGGATGAAATGACAGATGGTTTTGAAATTGAAGCAACATCTGTCGACGATCTGAAAAACATCTTTAACGTCGAATTAGATCCGGCATTAGTCGCAGGATCAAAAGTATTGACAAACCAGAGCGGTTTTAACTGGTTAGACAAATTAAAAGATAAAGAAGGAAATTACATCTTACAGAAAGATGTAACGAATCCATCTAGAAGATTATTATTTGGTACATATCCGGTTGTAGTTATGTCTAATAAGACAATCAAAAACGGAGCTACTGGAAAGGTACCAATTTATTGTGGAAACTTTGAGGAAGCAATCACATTATTTGACAGAGAAAAGCTTACGATTGGAATCTCTACGGAAGCAGGCGACTTATGGAGTAAAGACCAGACTGGAATTAAAGTACGTGAACGTTTAGACTGCCAGATCGTCGATGATATGGCGGTATATAAAGCAGAAATTCCGGCAGATCAGATCTCAGAACCAACAAAAAAATACAGAAGATCAGAACTGGAAGCAATGACTGTAGACGAAATTAAACAGCTTGCAACAACTAAGAGCTACACAATCACAAAGACAAAGAAAGATGAGATCATTGAAGAGTTTATCACAGCTCAGAAAGGATGATAAATGGATGCTGATGTACGTTCACAGCTTCTTGAAGAAGCAAGCGAGTATCTGAAAGTTGAAGAAGATGATGTAGTATTCAATCTTGCGTTCGATGCAGCATGTGAAACAGTGGCGGCAGCAGTTGGAAAGTTTGATGAAAACAGTGCAAGGATGAAACTTGCACTGTTTTTGATCATGCAGCAATTGTATGATAACCGATCTATCCTGGAAACAAAGAATAACGAGAAAATTTCGTGTATTGCAAGAACGATCTTATTGCAGTTACAATTGGAAAATTATTCGGAGGATGAAGATGATTAACATCGGAGACATGAATAAAAAAATAGAGATCTATGGTTTTGGATGGGATAAGGATGAACTTGGACAAAAAATCAGAAAAGAAAAGTTAATTGCCAGAGTATGGGCAAAAGTTCGCCTGATCCGATCTTCCGAATCAATCAAGCTTCTGAAAAACGAAGCAACGGAAGAAATGCAATTTACGATCAGATATCGAAAAGGGATTGATAAAAACATGAAAATTCGATACAAGGATCAAATGTATGGAATTGATTCGGTAGAAAATGAAAACGAAGCGGATAGGTTTCTAATACTGCATGCGGAGGCTGTAGAAGATGAAAATAAGAGCGAAAACAACATTTGTAGGTACGTTTAACATGAAAAAAGATGAGATTAAAGAATGCGACGATCGAAGAGTCGTAAATGATCTGAAAAAACTTGGATTAGTGGAAGATGTATCAGAAGAAAAAGAATCGGTGTCCGATTCGGACACAATGGAGTAAAAAAACGATGTCAGATGAAATTGATTTTGAATTCGACACTGCTACATTCGATGAATTGAGAGAAACGCTAGAAAAAGTAGCAAAGAAATATCCAGATTATGCAGAAAAAGAATTAAAAAAAGAAGGAAGAGAATTCAGCAAGGCCGTAAGAAAAGAAGCTTTATCTGCTACAGATAAACATACAGGAAATCTTACAAAAGGATTCCGACTAGGACCAGTAAAGCATATCAACGGTGTGATACTGGAAGAATTCATGGCAGAGGGAAGGAAAAATCCACACTGGCATCTGGTTGAAAATGGTCATGAGATCATAACGCCATTTAAAAAGAATGGAAAAAAACTAAAAAATGGTGGTAAATGTGTTGGCTTTGTCCCTGGAAAAAGAATTGTATCAGCAGTTTTGAAAAACTGGGGAGGAAAGCACGAAGAACGACTAAGAAGAGTCTTAGAAAGAGTAAAGGATGATGCAGGACTATGATCACGATTGATGACATGAAAAAAGCGGTCGTAGCCGCATTAAATGAGAACTTTGATTATCCATGTTACGAATTTGGAGTCGTAGAACAAATGGAATATCCGTGTTTCTTTGTACGAATCACGGAAAATGGAGAGCTATACACGAAAAACAGGTATCAACAGCGTTACGCTGTAGAAATTGTTCTTATGCATGAAAGAGGCGAGCATGGACAGGAAATCAAAGTATTGAAAGATATTGAAAAAATAAAGCAAATCTTTTTATTTGCGATGCAGACGGAAAAGAAAAAGGTTCCGATCATGAATTTTGAAATGGAATACACCGGAGAACGTGGAAATGTTCCACGAATCACATTTGATTCAGAATTCCTGGACGACTTATACAAGCCATCGGATGCACCGCTAATGAAAGAATTAGAAATGAAGGAGGACCTAAACAATGGGAATGCCAAGCATTAACATTATATTCAGAGAACTTGCAAAGACATTTGAACAGAGAAATGACAACGGAATTGTTGCTTTAGTCCTTGCAAATAATTCTGGAATGAATCCGAAAGAATACAGACCGGGAGATGATCTGGATGCTTCGATTGCAAAAGATGCAAAAATACAAATCCAGTTTGCAATGGAAGGTGGAAGAGAAAAGCCGCAGAAAGTAATCTGCTTTTTTGGACAGTCTGAATATGCAGATCTTGATACGATCCTGGATGAACTAGACAATGTAAAATTCGATTATCTTACATTCGGATCAGCATTACAGGAAGATCAGAAAGCAAAAGTAACGAAATGGATCAAAGAAAAAAGAGAATCAGGAAAGAAAGTAAAGGCAGTTCTTGCAAATACAACAGCGAACGATGAAGGAATTATCAACTACACGACTGAAAGTGTGACGATTAGTGGAGAAGAATATGATGCTGACAAGTTTTGCTCAAGGATTGCAGGAATCCTTGCAGGAACACCGCTTACAATGAGCTGCACGTACACAGTTCTGGAAGATGCAGAAAGCTGTACAAAATTATCCAAAAAAGAAATGGATGAAAAGATTGATGCAGGGGAGTTTATTGTGTTTAGGGATGGTGATTACATCCGTGTTGCAAGGGGCATCAATTCATTAACAACTGTATCAGATACAAAAACAGATGATTTTAAAAAAATAAAGATGATTGATGTGATGGATCACGTTTCGACCGATCTTACAGATACGATCAAAAACAACTGGTTAGGGCAGTATCCGAATAATTATGACAACAAATGCTTACTATTAGCGAATTGCCAAGAATATTTGGATGGACTTGTATCAAGAACAATTTTATCAAGTGCGTCAATCGAAATTGACATCGAAGGAAACAAGAAATACCTAGAGAGCAAAAACGAAGACACTGTGAACATGACAGAAGATCAGATTAAAAAAGCACTTACCGGGGAAAATGTTTTCTTAAGTTCACAGATGGGAATTCTTGACGCAATGGAAAACTTTAATATAGACATTGTAGTTTAGGAGGTACAAATGAAGACATTTGAAGATAATGACGTAATCAACGGCTCATGGGGAGAAGTATGGGTCGATAATGATTATATGGCACAAGCAACAGCACTGGAAGCAACAATCAAATTTACAAAAACAGACGTACCGCAGACAGGAAGATTGAATTCAGGAAAAAAAGTAACAGGTATCGAAGGAAGCGGAACGCTGAAATTAAATCACGCTTCATCTTATTTCAAAAAAAGAATTCTGACAGATATCAAAAATGGAAAAAACACACCATGCACGATTATTTCGAACTTAGATGATCCGACAGTGAATGGAAATGAGCGAGTTAAATTGACGAATTGTACGTTCGACGAAGTGAAACTTGTTGACTGGGAAGCAAACAAGTTAGGAGAAGAAAGTATTCCATTTACATTTACAACAGCCGAAATGCTGGATACAATCGACGATTAGAAGGAGAAAAAAGAATGAATTTAATTGATAAATTATTAAGCGTAGACAAAGAAGAACTGACAAAAGAATGTACAAAAACATATCACAGTAAGAACATGGAACGACTGACTGGAGATGGAGAGATTACGCTGCGAAAAGTCAAAGAAAGAAAACTGAGAGAACGTGCATTAAATACATTGGACAAGAAAGGAAACTTACTCCTGGTAAATGCACATGATTCAGATCTCCTTGTATTGATGGACGGAGTAAAAGAACCAAACCTAAAAGATGAAAGACTTTTAGAACATTTTGGAGCAGCAACACCAAAAGACTTAGCTGAATTATTGTTTGATGGAGAGATACAGGAGATCTCAGATGCAATCAATAATTTTTACAAGGACCAGGAAGACGAAGCAACAGAGAATGATGTAAAAAACTAATTTACGAAGACGGAGAGATCAATACCATGTACTGGTTATTCCGTCTTCATAATATTTTACCAAGAGATTTTACAGAAATGAGCAGTCATGAGCAAATGATCATGGCTGCTTTTGTGCATCAGGAGATTGAAGATATAAGGAAGGAGAATGAACAACTAAATGGCAAATAGATTTGTAGATGCAACGTTGCGTTTAGTGGATAAGTTCTCCTCTCCGCTTTCCAAAGCAACCGCAGAAATGCAAGCGAAGGGAAGACAGATCCAGAAAACGGCAAATAGCATCAAGCGAACTGGAAAAAACTTAGAATCCGTAGGGACATCGTTGGAAAAAAAGGTAACGGTGCCGATTATCGGAATCATGGCCGCTTCTGGAAAAATGGCGGACACATTTGAAAAGGATATGGGGCAGGTAAACACACTGCTCGATAATCATAATCACTTGAAAAGCTATAAAAACATGGCAATCAAGACATCAAATGAAACAGGCATAGCACTGCATACGATATCCGAAGGAGTTTACCAGATGATTTCCAGTATTGGAGACTCTGGAACAAAAACACAAAAGATTTTCAATGTTGCGGCAAAAGCTGCAAAGGGTGGCGGATCATCTGTACAGGAATCCGTGGCACTGATCAGCTCTGCTATGAAGGGGTATGACAGTGTAAATGTAAAAACAGCACAAAGCATCTCAGACATGGCTTTTCAGACTCAGAAATTAGGGGTCACAACCTATAAAGAATTAGCGGCATCGATGCAACCGCTATTCCCGTTGGGAAAATCATTAAATGTGTCATACCAAGAACTCTTTGGATCTATGGCAACCTTGACAGGTGTTACTGGCAATACTGCGGAAGTTACAACACAGATGAAAGGGTTGTTCACAGGTTTGTTAAAACCAACAGAATCCATGAGCAAACTGATGCAGAAATACGGCTATGAAAATGGTCAGGCTATGATAAAAGCAGAAGGAATGCAGGGAGTGCTGAAAATCTTGCAGAAAGAAACAGGTGGGCAGTCAAATAAGATGGCTCAGCTTTTTAGCAATTCAAGAGCATTAACCGCAGCGTTGGCACTGACTGGAAGCCAGTATGAAACGTTCAAAGAGAAGACTGCAAAGATGGGGAAAGCTCAGGGATCAACGGAAAAAGCTTTACAAGATATGCAGACATCTATGGGTAAGCTTCGAAAAACAATCAATGTTGTAAAAAATTCACTAAATGTATTTGGAAGTGCAGTATTACAGGTAGTAGTACCGCCAGCAACAAAGGCAGCGAACAAGCTCAGCGAGTTGACAGATAGATTTTCGAAGTTGTCTCCAGAAACGCAGAAATTTATTGTGAAAGTAGCATTGATTGTAGCGGCAGTTGGTCCGGCGATCGTGATTATCGCGAAACTAACACAAGGAGTTGGTGCGCTGTATTGGAATGTCGGAAGAATGATAAAAACTGTCCAAGGGGCAGAAAGTTTTGCTTCTTTAATTACTCCGGGTGGAAAAATTGTTTTGATCTTGACAGGAATTGCAATTGCTGCGGTTTTGGTTTACAAAAATTGGAATAAAATTACGGCAGCAGCAAAAAATATGCAAAAAACGGCAGTCACAGCATTGAATGCAGCAGGCGTTGATACGAAAAAACTAGGATCAACTGTAAAGAGCATTGCTAAGACAGCTAGTTCAGCATTTGGAACGATAGGAAAAGGAGCAGGAAAGATTATAAGTGGCTTAAGACCAGTAGCAACATTTCTTTCTGGAGTATTTAAAAAAACGTTTAATATTGTTTTGAGATTTGTAGTAGCAAGGTATGCTGGATGGCTGAAATCGACGATTGATGTTGCGCATGGAGTCACAACAGCATTTAAAGGAATCATAGAATTTATTTCAGGCGTATTTACTGGAAACTGGAAAAAGGCATGGAATGGAGTAAAAAATATATTCAAGGGAGCGTTTGAAGCACTTGTTGGTATTGCAAAAGCTCCACTTAATACAGTGATTGGACTTGTCAATACAGCGATCAGTGGATTAAACAAGGTTAGTGTAAAAATTCCATCATGGGTGCCTGGAAAATATGGTGGAAAACAATACGGTATCAATATTCCTAAGATTCCAATGTTAGCAAAAGGAACAAATAACTGGGGCGGTGGAATTGTACAAATCAATGAAAGAGGTGGAGAGATTGTGGATCTCCCAAGAGGCAGCAGAGTATATCCGCATGATACTTCGGTCAGAATGGCACGAAACGAAGGAAAGAAAGTTTATAAAATTGAAAAATTTGCAGATACAATCGTGATCAGGGAAGAAGCTGACATTGATAAAATGATGGATAAATTTGCAGACAAATTCGAAGCAGTACCAGCATAAGGAGAATGTTATGGAAATATGGTTAAATAATGGAAATGACAAGATCCGGTTACCGATTTTGCCATCAAGTTTCAAAATCGGAACGTCACAAAATAACACATCGGAAAACGTGCATCGAAAAGGAGAAATAAATCTGTTAGGAGAAAGGAACTTAGAAACAGTAGAGCTAAGTTCCTTTTTTCCAGCACAAGAATATGATTTTTGTCAATACAAAGGATTTAACACAAATCCATATACGTACATTGATAAGATAAAGAACTGGAAACAAAACAAGATTACACCAACACTTGTGATCACAGGAAGAATTGGTTTTAACAAATACGTATCAATAGAATCTTTGGAGTATGGAGAAGAAGATGGATCTGGTGATGTAGCGTTTACGCTTAGCCTAAAAGAATACGTCGCAGTATCTTATTCGGAAGCAAAGAAAAAAACATCCGGAGGAAAAACGGTAAAAAAGAAATCAGGAAAGAAAAGAAATTCAAAAAGTGCAAAAACTGTAAAATATACAGTTCGATCCGGAGATACATTAAAAAAGATTGCAAAAAGCAAAACAGGAAAACCGTCAAATGCTTCGAAAATTTATGCAAAGAATAAAAGTGCAATCGAAAAAGCAGCGAAGAAGCATGGCAGAAAAAGCAGCAGCAAAGGAAGATACATATATGCAGGAACGAAGTTGGTGATAGCAGTATGAGCGAAAAAATCACATGGAAAGGTAATGACATATCAGATCTGGTAGGAACAATAGCATGGTCTGGAAGTGCTTATTCGTCAGCGCGATCGATAGAATTTTCGCTATTAAATCCTGCAGGCGATTCGCATATGAAGACGCCGAATATCAAAACAGGCGATCTTATTTGTTTCTACGATGGATCAAAAAAGAAGTTTCATGGGAAGGTCACAAAAAGAGAGCGAAAAGGAGAAGCAGGCACAATCAGCTATACAGCGTATGATTATATGCTGTATCTGATTCGTAGCAAGGGAACTTATAAATTCAAGAAAAAAACACCAGAACAGATCACGCGATTGGTTTGCAAAGATCTAAAAATTAAAGTAAAAAGTGTTGCAAAAACAAAAGTGAAAATCAAAAAAATGCTTTTTACCGATAAAGAATATTACAACATGATTCTTGCAGCGTATACGAAAGCAAGAAAAAAGACAGGAACAAATTACCAGATCTTAATGGAAGGCGATCAGCTATCCGTGATCAAAAAAGGGAAACTGCTAGATGTTACACTAAATCAAAATGAAGGTATTACAGAATCGAGTTATGAAGAAACAAATGACAATATGATCAACAAGGTTGCTATTTATAACTCAAAGAATAAGAAAATTGGTACAGTATCTAATAAAAACTGGATCAGTGCATATGGAACGTTCCAGGATTCGCTATCTGTCGAAAAAGGGAATGGAAAAAAAGAAGCAAAAAATACGTTGACCGGATTAGAAAAAACAGCATCCCTAACCGCAATTGGAGATATCAGATGCATCTCTGGTTATGGAATAAAAATTCATGATGTAGACACTGGACTTGACGGAATATTTTGGATAGAGAATGATTCACATACATTTGAGAACGGAATCCATACAATGACGCTAGAGTTGGCGTTTAAAAATATCATGGAAACAGAAAGTGATGATACAGAATCGAATTCAAGCTCTGGAACTGTAAGTACAGGAATACTAAATGGAAAAAAAGTAAAGGCATTATTTACAGCATATTATCCGGCATCGAACAAAATGGAAGGTGGTTATTATGACTGCAAAGGGAAAAAACTAGATCCGAGCAAGTATACATGCGCTGCACCTGGTTCTGTGAAATATGGAACACAAATCCAAGTGCTGGGCACAAAAACGAGCAGAGATAAGAAAGTTCATAAGGTTAACGATCGCGGTGGAGTGATAAAGATTGTAAACGGCGTGTATCACTTTGACCTATTAATGAAAACCAAAGCACAGTGCAATCGATTCGGAAAGCGTACAGGATATGCGATCATAGGAAATGGAACAGGGTTCAAACAAAAAAAGGTAAATACCAAGCAAGCAGATAAAGTGATAGCGAAGGCAAAAACGTATATTGGAAAAGTAAAATATACGTTTGGTGCATCGTCACCGGATTCCGGAAAAAGTGATTGTTCTGGTTTTACATCATTTGTATTTCGTAAGACAACAGGAAAACAGATAGGAAGAACTGCAAGTGCTCAAGCAACAAAAGGAACGAAAGTACAGAAAAAGAATTTGAAAAAGGGAGATCTAGTGGTCTTCCAGGGCACGTACAAATCAGGTCCATCGCATGTCGGAATTTATATCGGTTCCAATAAATTTATTCATTGCTCAGATTCTGGAGTAAAGATCAGTAGCTTAAGCAATGCATATTATTCAAAACATTGGATGCAAGGAAGGAGAATCTTGTAATGAACGGATGCGAGAGAATCTTAGAAGTTATGAGAAAGCAAGGGAAAAAGGATAATTCAGCATCAATTGAAAAGGCTTATGTATCCGATGGACAAGTGATCCATCACGGCCAGAAATTGGACAAAGATGATTACCTGATCGCGGAAGGATTATCTTTGGAAAATGGCGACAAAGTTCTGATTGTACAGATAAGCGATGAAGAATATGCGGTTATATGCAAGGTGGTGAGTATATAATGTTTCCTTTTGAGGAAGATAAAGAAGAATTAGAAGAGGAAGAAGAAATTGAATATTATCCGAAAGAATATGATATTGATTTCTCTTCTGGAAAACTAAACGGAAAAATAGCAGAAGGAGCAAGAGCGTTAGCAGTATGGGTGTATTTTGCAATTAAAATTGAAAGATATCGTTTTGTGCAGTATTCGTGGGAATACGGATCAGAAATCAATGATTTGATAGGATATACGAATTCTGACGAATATGTAAAAAGTGAAATCAATCGACTCATAACGGAATGCTTAGAACCAAATGCTTATATCACTGGTATAACAGATCTCGAAGTAGACAGAAGTAAGGAAACGATCAACATAAAATTCAGATTGCTGACAGAATATGGAGAGGAGGGAATGGAAATAGATGTATGAAGATATGACAATGGATGTGATCATGGAAGAAATGATGGAAGATATGCCAGATGGATTGGATACATCCGAAGGATCACTGATCTATCATTCATGTGCAAAACAAGCGGCAAGACTGGAAGAAGTATATACAGAATTGTCGGCACTTGTTGATAATCAGTATTGCGATACTGCTGATCTTGATCATTTAGTAAGAAATGGACAAGAAAAAGGTGTGTACATAGAAGAAGCAACGCCAGCACAATTTGAAGGTGTATTTAATGTCACTGTACCGATTGGAACAGAGTTCAGCGGAGATGATTACAACTACATTGTAACGGATGTGATCAACGAAGAAGAACATAAGTACAGACTGGAATGTGAAGATGCAGGAACAGAACCAAATGGATGGACAGGCGATCTTATGTGTCTAGACGACGTTGTCGATTTGGAAGATGCACAGTTGACAAAATTATTAGTTCCAGGAACAGACGAAGAAGATGAAGAATCTTACCGAATGCGAATAGAAGATTCCTTTGGAATCAAACCATTTGCAGGAAACAAAGCATACTACAAAGAAGAAATAGAAGCGATCGATGGAGTTGGTGGAGAAAAGACATATCGAAGAAAAGGCAGCGGTATATCAACTGTTATTATATCAGATGAATACAGAAAAGCATCGAAAGAATTAATAGACTCGGTGCAAGAACAAGTAGATCCAGTACAAAATCATGGCGAAGGAATTGGGATTGCCCCGATTGGTCATTCTGTGATCATATCAACTGTGGACGAGTATACGATCAATGTATCAGCGGTAGCAACATATGACACTGGATACTCAACAGAAGGGTTAAAAACTCAGATTGAAGAAGCAATCGAGGGATATATGTTATCGCTGCGAAAAACATGGATTGATACAAGTTCGATCATTGTGAGAAGGGCAGCGGTTGAAAATGCGATATATAACATTGACGGAATCACAGATGTAACAAACGTACTTCTAAATGGCGGAACTGAAAATATTACAATGAAAGAAAATGTAGTACCGATTAAGGGGGCGGTGTCATGCAGTTAGAAATTCCGGCGGCAATAGAAAACATAGATGAAATCATGGCAATTTATGCAGCAGAAGAAAAGATTGGGCAACGCCTAGAAAAAGAAATAAGGGATAGAGATCTTGATACTTGCATTCGTACAGCAACCGAATATGGAATATCAAGGCGAGAAAAGATCCTAAAAATACAGCCACAAGATACAGACAGTTTGGAAGACCGAAGATTTAGAGTACTTATGAAATGGTACGATGATTACCTATATACATATAATGACCTTTTAAATCGCTTAAACAATCTACTAGGAGAGGAAAATTATACACTGGTTGTATTACCAGAAGAAATGGAACTAAAATGCCTGGTTGAACTGACCAGAAAACAAATGTATGCAGATTTTGAAAAGTTAATGGATGAAATTGTTCCGATGAACATGACGCTGGATATAGGACTGCGATACAACCAACATGATACATTACATGGATTTACACATGATTATTTACACACATATACAAACGAACAGGTTAGAAATACTGTATTGAAAGGAGAGTAAGATGGCAACAAAGACAACAAATTATGGACTGACGAAACCAGAAGGATCTGATTTTTATGATATTGGGGTGCAGAATGACAACATGGATATTATTGATAAGCAGATGAAAGCAAATGCGAAGGGTGTTGCGCAGTTAAATTCTGATTACGATACGATTATAGTAGGAACATCTGTCTCAACAGTAAGTCAAACAATTAGCCACTATGGCGGTCGAAAATTGAGCGATTACAAATTTATTGTATTTGCGTTCGGTGCTAGTGATGATGATATTCGTAGCATTGTAACGGTCCCAAGAATTATCTTCGAAAAAATAGGAAAATCCTATAGTTTCGTGGCTCATGGTTCGAATGACAGTACAATATCCGTAGCTTCTTTTACATATGCAAGCGATACGGCTACGACTATAAAATTATCTGCTGATCATGGTGTTAAATATATCAGAGTTTTCGGAGTTAAATAAATTACTTATTTCCGTCCATAAACAATCATGCTTATGTTATTACTAGAAGGATTGCAAACAAACCATGTTTCATTCATTTTAATTTTTCTACTTCCGTTATTATACTCCATCAGAATACAAGCGTTGTAAGCATCGTTATATCGATAAGATGTAATCTTATTCCACCATGGACCTAAATCATTGATGTATATCTCAGGAAGTGTGATATCCGAAGCACCTTGGTATGCAATTGTTATCTGAATTACGATCTCTTTGTATTGACTGGGCACGGTAAATTCTTCAGATAATTTTCCGTCAAAGATTCGTTTCCAAGTCTTATCAGAATTTAGCTGCGGAAGTCTACGAATCCTCCGCAGCGGAAAAGAGTATAATGCACACATAACACACAAAGGAGAAAGTATTATGCGTGACAGAATTATAAGCAACGTTTTGATTAAAATGGGCAGCAGAATTAAGAAAAAAGAATTGCAATTTCTTGAGAACGTGTTGGTAGAAGAGTTCCAGGATGTTCAGGTTAAGAAAGAATGTACGGATGTTGCAAAGTATAATGATAGTTTGGGAAAACTTAAGGATATGTTCTTGGCAACGTTGATTGTTGAAAACAAGTCAAATCGGACGATTGAACAATATAATCTGCATCTAACACAGTTTGTAAATTACTTTACTGGCAAAGATGCAAAAGATATTGATGCAACAGGTATTCGTAGCTTTTTATATGCATATAAGAAAAATAGAGGGATATCGAATTTATCTCTTAATAATAAGCGATCAGCGATATCTTCTTTTTTCTCATGGTTAGTCGATGAAGAATATATTGACAAAGATCCAACCAGAAAAATAAAGAAAATCAAAGTAACAAAGAAAAAGAAGAAAGCATTTACAGCGGATGAGATGGAGCGTATGCGTATAGCTTGTACAGATATAAGAGACAGGGCTCTTATAGAAATGCTTGCATGCACAGGTTGTCGTGTGTCGGAGCTAAGTAATATAAGCTTGAATGACGTAGATTTTCTGAGAAAGAAAGTACGAATTGTAGGAAAGGGAGATAAGGAGAGAACGGTATTTATTTCAGATACTGCTATGATTTATCTCAACAGATACTTAGAAACAAGGCAAGATAATAATATTGCACTTTTTGTATCCAAAAGGTTTCCTTATGATCGATTACGAAAAGATGGAATTGAGCGAGTAGTAAGAGACCTTGGAAGGATGTGCAACGTGTATGCCCATCCGCACAAATTTAGACGGACATTATGCACAAATCTCATAATGAGAGGAATGCCATTGCAGAATGTTGCGATATTAATGGGACATGCTGACATAAATATGACTGCAAATGTTTATTATGATGCTTCAGATCGGGCGATTGAGTATGAATATATTCGTTATGTAGCTTAAAGAATAATAATCAATCTAATATATAAACTATTAAATCTGCTTAAAAGGGAAGGAGATTTTATTTTTATGCAAAAAATTAAATTTAGAAGCAGATCTCCATGTATTTGTTTAAAAAATATGAAAAATTAAATATCAATAGCACAACTAAATTCTGAAAGAGCATTTTTATCAAAAGTATTTTCTGGAACAAGCAACAAAATGATTTACTGGCAAAGATGTCAGTCTGAAATTGCAAAAGCATTAGGCATGCAAATATCAGACATAAATAACGAAAAGTTATATATAGCAGCTTGCAACGGTGATTGGAATGCGTATCAAGGTCTGGTAACAGGTGCTGCTTTACAATGGGATAATACAAATTTAAATATAAACATAGGATTATCCAGTGATACAAACGGTGTTGTTAGGATTAATTTTATGATTTATCGTAAATTAAATTAATCTATATCATATACTATGGAGGTATATACACATGTTGAGTACACTGTAGGAAAATATATTGTTATATCACCATTTGTGTCAATTTTAACAGCACCAATATTATTAAAATTAACATCATCATCGGTATAGCAAGCCGATCCGCATTTTATTTTAGGTCTAAAACCTTCTGGAACAAAAAAACAAGTTGTAATCCCAACACTAGGAGAATTGCAATGGAAATATCCATTTATATATACTTTTCCATTATGTTTATAACTGTTTCCGGTGAATGCATATTTTGAATCTATGCTAGTAATTGTAAATTCTATTCTGTTATTTAAGTCAGAATTTAGTTGTGCTATTGAGTAAAAACAGAGAAAAAGGAGAAAAAGATATGGCTGTAAAAACAGTACAAGCGACTATTAACGGTCAAACGTATACATTAACACTTAACAGTACAAGTGGAAAGTATGAAGCTACGGTAACAGCTCCGTCTAAGAGCTCGTACAATCAATCCGGACATTATTACGGAGTAACAGTAAAAGCAACCGACGTTGCAGGAAACATAACAACAAAAAATGCAGCAGATGCAACGCTTGGAACATCTTTACGTTTACAAGTAAAAGAAAAAGTTGCACCTATTATTGCAATAACAGCACCGACAGATGGAACATACTTAACAAATAATAAACCAACGATTACCTGGAAGGTAACAGATGCAGATTCAGGAGTTAATCCGGCAACAATTGGAATTACAATTGATAGTGGAACAAAAATAACAGGAGATGCAATTGCTAAAACGGCGATCACTGGAGGATATCAGTGTACATATACACCGACAACAGCATTATCTGATGGTAGTCACACAATCAAACTTGATGCAAGTGATTATGATGGCAATGCAGCAGACACAAGTTCGACAACGTTCAAGGTTGATACAGTACCACCAACATTAACACTTTCAAGTCCAACAGATAAACTTGTGACAAATGTTGCATCTTGCACAGTAAAAGGTATAACAAATGATGTAACATCAAGTCCGGTAACCGTTACAGTTAAGCTTAATTCTGGAACGGCAGAAACTGTTTCAGTCGGAAATGATGGAAGCTTCAATCAAACACTTACTCTTACATCTGGTACGAATACAATTATAGTTGTTGCAAAAGATAGTGCAGGAAAGACAACTACAGTAACACGTACAGTTACATTAGACACAACCGCACCTACGATTAAGAGCGTAAAGATTACACCAAATCCAGTAGATTGTGGAAAAACATTCGTGATCAGTGTAGAAGTTACAGATTAGGAGATGAGTATGGTCAAAAGAGTATTCGGAAAGGTCGATGGCATAGAAGCGAATTATGATCATAGCAAAGGGGACTGGTGGAATGTACCAGTCCCACTTGATATAGATGGAGAATATGTGATCGAAGTAATAGCAGAGGACGAAGCAGGAAACCAAAGCTTTATAACAAGATTATTATATACTGTAAAAGGTGAAAACATTTGCGTGCATCAGTTGCCACTTTCCGGATACTTGTTTGAAAAAGTTGAAAGGAAAATATGCTTCAATAGGATGTACCCAAAATGTAAGGAGGTACAAAGATGATAACTTTCATATTAGGAGAGGACAGACATGTAAAGTATTTTGTTCATTCAATAGGTCAATATGATTATTTTGTGATAAAGGATGCAAAATTTTCGTTGTTGCATAATGGCAAGCAAGAGGCAGCAGGCGTTTGTACAATCGAAAAAGACGAAGAGAAAAATGGTTATTATGTTGATGCAAAAATACAACCAGTGCAAAAAAGCAGGATGTACACCTTAGAAATAGAATTAAAAATTGCAGATGAAATTATAAAAAACAGGGAGAAGATGGAGGTAATTTAATGATAAAAATTGAAAAAGTTGAATTGTCTCCAAATCCCGTTGTTGTAAATGGAAAAGTAAAGATTTCTGTAACGATTGTTACGCATAATTACTTAAACAAAAATTATACACACAAACAGTTAGCGACTTATACACATAAACAGTTGAAAGACAGAGGAACAACATGATAAGAATTAGAGAAAGACCAGGAATGGTCTTATTTTTATGCAAAAATTAAATTTTCTTTAAGGAAAGGAAAGTGAGGTCATGAAGAAAAATATGGAACAGGCAAATTATGTTAAAGCAATCATAACGGGAATATTGGCATTCTTATCGTCTTTGTTAGGAATATTAGCAATTCCATGCGGACTAATGGTATCAAGCAATCTGGTTGATTATGGAACTGGATTGATCGCAAGCAAATTTAGAAACCAGGATATAAATTCTTATAGATCTATTCGTGGAATATTTAAAAAAATTGCAATGTGGTTGCTTGTCGTAGTTGGTGCGATCGTCGATGAAATGATTAAGTATTCAACTGCACAAATAGGAATTGACATAAAGGTTCAGTTTTTGATTGCAAGCATTGTGGCGATCTGGATTACATGTAATGAGGTGATATCAATTTTGGAGAACATCCAAGATATCGGTGTTCCAATTCCAGGATTTTTAAAACCATTAGTGAAAAATATTAGATCACAGGTAGAGCACCAGACGGATATTCTGGAAAATGATGAGGAGGAAGAATAAATGGCAAAAGCAAGCACAATTCTTAAAAAAGCAAAAAGCTACATTGGAACAAAAGAAAAACCAGCAAACAGCAATAATGTAAAATTTAACACAGATTACTATGGGCACAGTGTAAAAGGGAGTTCTTATCCTTGGTGCTGCGCATTTGTATGGGATATCTTTAGGATGTGTAATGCATCCGATCTGTTCTTCGGGGGCAAAAAAACAGCATATTGTCCGGATGTAGAGAATTATTACAAAAAACATGATCGCTGGCACTCAACTGGACAGGCAGGCGATCTCTGCTTGATGGATTTTGGAAAAGGAAGAGCGAGTCATATTGGAATTGTGGAAAAAGCAAACAAGGATGGAACATATACGACAATTGAAGGAAATACATCTAAGAGTAGCGATGATAACGGCGGTGCAGTAATGAGAAGAACAAGAAGCAAGAGTGTAATCCGCGGATTTGCAAGACCAGCGTATGATCCAGAGAAATATACAACAGTAAAGAAGACGTCCGATAAAGGTGCGATCAAATGGATGCAGAAAAAATTGAACGAATTAACACCAGGAACAAATATCGAAGTAGATGGTATTTGGGACAAAATGACAACCGCACAGCTTAAGAGATATTGGAAACGATTAGGATGGAGCACAGCAGGATCTTACTGTGGCAAGAAGACATGCAAAGCATTGTACGCAAACAGAAAAAAATAATGAAACCGGGGAGAAATCCCTGGTCTTTTTTTTATGCAAAAAAATAATGAAAATTTAGGAAAAACATTGACATATGGTGCACCATATGTTATTATATATACATAAGGAGGTGAGAAGCAGATGAGCAAGAAAAAGAAAAAGCGAAAACTTAAAGAAGCGGTTCTCGTATTCAGCATCATTCAAAGTGTGGTAACTACGATATGCATGATATACGAAGCATTCTTTAAGTAATCGCAAGGTGGTGGGTAAATCCAACTACCCACTGCCTATTTTAAATCATCTGTGAAAAAATGTCTATGGTTAAAGTAATAACAATATCAACCTGGATAACATTTATGTGCTTGTGTTATTTGGCAGTCAAAAATGGATTAGATTTGTTTACAGGTATAGCATTGATTACCAATATTGTAAGTAATGTAATAAATATGATATATCTTTTAAAAGAAAAGGAGTGATAGCGTGCCAGTAGGAAAACCAACACCACAAACAATAGCAACAAAAAAATATGAGAAAAAAGCTGGTTGGATGTCAAAATCTTATAAATTAAAAAGAGAAGTAGTAGAAGAATTTGCGAGAGCTTGTGAAGAAGAAGGCGTCAGTCAGGCAAGCCAGTTAACAAAGATGATGAAAGAGTTTGTTGAAAAGCGAAAATAGTCAGGGATTTCCTGGCTATTTTTCTTATAAAAAACTTTATACGCACTTACAGTAAGGCCATCCATTCGGGACAAGACACCTTCTTCCCATCACAATACTGCGTAAGGATCGGCTGTCTCACATTCGGACGAGACAGATAATCTGCAAAAATCTCATCAACGATCGTATTAATAGAATTATAAGTTGTCTTTCCAGGAATGAATTTATGATCATAAGCTGTAGAAGATGTGATCGTAAAATCATGCCCTTTATTTCTATACCATTCTGTATACACACGATTCAAAGTAAATGACATGATCGCAAGAATATTTGCTTCAAGCGTTGCCCTTGGCCAAGTGGAATAAATCTCACAGGCGGCAACATTTTTGATGTAATCTTTATAGCGGACATAATAATTTTGCGCAGTTTTATCACCGACAGGACCATCATGAACAATAATATATTCAGGGATCACAACCCTGCTTAAAACGATCTCACCGCTTTCGTTGACTGGCTTGATCTCAGATTCCGCAATTTTTGGAGGATAATTACCCCATAAAGTATGCGGACCGATCACGATCGGGTGTTCTTCTGTTGGAGTGTGGGTTTCTTCAGGAATCATGGAAACAGGCTGCAGGCCTTCCACACCAGAAAGAATCTGTGCACCTGAGATCGTGACAGGTTTATATTCATCAGAATGTATTTTTAGATTATATTCAGAATAAGGCTGATTCTCACTCGGAGACATGCTGTATTCCACAGGAGGAGCAGGAAGGTCAACGACAGGTGTCTGCCCATTTTCATCAGTAGATACAGTCTCAAGAACAGAATCAGGATCACCAGTATAAGAAATCTCGATCGTAGCGTTAGGGATCGGGACGGCTCTTTGTCCTGAAGTTACCTGTATTTTTAACTGTCCATGATCGACAAGATTGTTAGTTTGTATTTCTGGCAT